AAATCCACCGCCTTGAATCCCACGAATCCCTTCAGCAGTGGGCCGAGGGTCTTGCCGAACATGGGCCCGCTCTTCGTGCTCTCCGCGTACTGCTGCGTGCGCTGGTACTTCTGTTCGGCGGCCGCCTTCTCGGCCATCAGCTGCTTGTGGATCTTGAGCTGCGTCTCCTTCGATCTCTGCGCTGCAGCGACCTCGGCGGCGCGCCGAGCCTCGGCGGCCTCCTTTGCCGCCGCAGCCTGCGCCATCGCCTGATCCTTCGCGCGCTGCTCCTCGGCCGCCTTTGCCGCTGCGGCCGCCTTCTCGGCTGCCCGCACCTGCTCGACCTGGGCGAACCGGGCCTTCACCTGGGCGATCTGCTCTGGCGACGCTCCGCTGGCCGAGAGCTTCTCCAGCGTCATCTGCTCCTTCGACTTCGTCGCCATGTCCACCATGCGCTGGGTGGAGGACATGATCCCGGCGATCGACTTCTTCGACCGCTCGGCCAGCTTCTCGTTTGCCTGCGCCGCCCGCTCGGTCGCGTTGGCATAAGCCTGCACGCCCGTCATCTCCAGCGCGATTTTGATGCTTGAACTTGCCACGGCTTACTCCTTCCACTTCGGCTTCACGCCGAACGCCTTCGCCAACATCTCGGCCATCTGTTCCTGCGAGGGCTTGGGCTTCTCCGCGTATGGCATGAAGTCGAGATGGCTGAACGGCTTCGACTTCGCGGTGCGGTGGCAGTTGGCGATCGTGGCGGCGATGATCCCGGCGCGCATGTCGGCGCGCTGGTTTCCGATCGGTCCGTCGATCGCCTCGAAGGCCATCCACTCGCTCAGTTCGTGGCTGCTCATGGTCTCCTCTAGTTCTGCCACCGTCCTACCCAACGCCAGCGCCAGCCGAAACATGAACTGTCTCAGCTGACGCTTTCGGAGTTTCCCTCCAGCACTTCGCGATCCTTGACGCCCAGGCCGCTGACGCGGCTCGCGATGTCGTACAGGTGATCGACGAGGCCGGCGGGAAGTTCTCCGAGGGCGTCAACGTCAGCGGGTCCGAGCAGCGGGGCGCCGTCGTGGTACAGACACAACGACACCAGGCTGGCTCGGATGTTGCGAACGGTGTTGCCCTTGTTGCTGAAGGTCTCCATCTCCCACCTGTCCCGCTTGGCGGCGGTGAGGCCACGCACTTCGACCTCACCGACGCCGGGGATGGACACGGTTTCAGATGGCACCTTCGACTTCAGGCCCAGCAGTTTGTCCTTGATCTCGCTCATGGATCAGCTCAGGGTGACGGCGCCAGTGATCTTCATGGTGAACGACGCGGTGAGCGCCGAATCCATTCCAGCCTTCACCGAATAGTCGGTCACGAAGCAGCTGCCGGATGCGGTGTGAACCTGGCCGCCAGTCACGCCGAACGAGAGCGCGAACGTCTGGGCGCTCGGGGCGGTCGTCGCGGCGGTGTTGTCCAGCTGATCCCACAGTGCACTGTGCGCGCCGAGGATGTTGACCTCCATCGAGATCGTGCCGCTGTCGATCAGGCCCGCGACAAACTTGCGATGACGGTCGGTGAGCGTGGTCACGTCGATCGTGTTCAGCTTGAGGCCGTCGATGTTCAGGCTGAGAACTTCCGCGACTGCGGCCGAGTTGAAGGTGATGGTGGTGCCGAACGTGGGCACCGCTGCGGTAATGGCTGGCATGGGGTGATCCTCCTAGATCAAGGAACGCCACCACCGGGCTCGGTGATGGTCGTGGGTGAAACGGAGCTGGAGCGGTACGTCGCTTCCAGCGTGACAGTCGTGACGTGGATGCCGGTCTCGGTGGCCTCGCTGCCCACGTCGTACTGACTGGTGATCCCGGTCTCGCGGATCTCGAAGATCGTCACGCTCCGGGCTTGGCCGCTTGCGCCGTGCATCTTGACGCGCACGGCTTCGGCGATCTGTCGCGACACCTTCAGCGTCGAGGCGATGCAGTCCACCTCGACGGTGAACTTGCGCAGGCAGTCGGTGCGGCCGAAGGTCGGCGAGACGTTCGCATCCTGCCCGGTGGTGAGCACGATGGCGGGGAGCGTGGTGGTGTCGCGGAACGCGGTGAAGATGCGCGTGGACACCAGCGCCGTGACGCTGGCAGATTGCGTCAAGGCATCGCGGACGGCTGCGACGATCAGTTGGCTGCTCACGAAAGCCCTCGCTTCGCTGCTTCGAGCAGGATGCGCCGCGGCAGTTCGGTCGCCATGTGCGCATTGATTCCGCCGGTGAGGCGCTTGTACAGGTTGAGGATGACGCGCCAGCCGGGGTAGGTGGCGAGGCCCGAGTAGCGGCCGGCGTCGATGATCCAGATGCCTGGCGCCCACGCCTTCGTTCGGGAACGGAAGTTGCCGCGCTTGTCGGTCCAGAAGTGAAAGCCGAAGCCCTTGATGGTGAACGCGCGCTTCACCTGCGCACGCGAGAAGCCGGGCGCCGAGCCTGTCTTGTAGTTCTTGAACATCCAGCGATTCCAGCGCCCGGTCTTCGACGGCTTCTGGCTGTCGTACTTGCCGCCGCGTGCGGAGAACTCCGAGAGCAGGCCCAGGCGCACGGGCTCCATTGCCTCGGTCATGATCTCCTCGGTGAGCTGCTTGAGCACAGTGGTGCCGAGTTCGCGCATGGCCTTGTTGACCTGCTCGACGCCTTGCACGGCGACTGCCTTGTGCACGTTTGAGTAGCCCATCAGGTCACGATCTCCCGGCACATCAGGTCGAGGTACTGCCGGCGCTCCTGCCAGTCCACGACCGTCACGACCTCCCATGTGCGCGACACCATGCCCTGCTCGTCGCTAACGGTGCGCAGTTGGCTGCGGTGGCTGACGGTGGGGTGCCAGCGCATGCGGATGCGATGCGTCACCGTCTGATTCATTTGGCGGTGATTCATCTTCTCGTCTGCGCTCGCGTCGTTGATCGCGGCGAAGAGCACCGTGCCGCTGCCTGCGGCGTTCACCGTGCGCACAGGCTGGCCGTACTCGTCGGTCGCGGTGGACGCGCCGAGCAGCTCGAGCGGGGTGCGCATGTAGCCCGGGTTCACTGGTAGTCCCCCGAGTGATACTGCACGATCAGGCGCTCGACGGTCCGCGGGATCTCGTAGAGCTGCGTCGGGCCGACGGCGGTGCGGTTGTCGTACAGGTGCGCAGCCTGCAGCAGCACGGCGTGGCGAAGGGCGGCGGGGATGCTCGCGCTCGACGCGCCATAGCCTGCGGTGAAGTTCACCGTCACGTCGAGCGCGCCAGTGCCCAGCGTGCCCGGCCAGGAGGAGGTGCTCTTTAGCACGACGCGGCCGATGTTGTCCACGCTGTAGGCGTGGTACTCGCTGCTCGCCAGCGTCTGCGTCGCGCCGGCTGCGTCGGTGTAGGTGATGCTGGACACACTCAGCCAGGGCGAGCGGGGCAGGATGATCTGCCCAGACGCTGGGAACTCCTCTAGCTGGTAGGAGAACGCCCGCGTGATCAGGGCACGCCGGGTCTCGTTCTCGATGCACTGCGTGGCCGTGAGCACGAGCGTGGCGATGTATGTGTCGTCCTGCGCGTGATAGACACGCGCGTGCGTCTTCAGGTCGCTGGTGCTCACGGCCGCGGTAACTGCGCCTGCGTCGGTCAGGTTGGTTTTCATGCAGTCACCAATGCGTTGAGAATCAAATCCGCGGCAATGGTGTAGCCATCGCTGGTGTCCTTTGTGCCAGTTGGGAACGAGCCGGACAAATATCCGCCGCTCAGATGCACGGTGTTTGCGGTGGAATAGTAAGTCCTGGTGCCGCCTGTTCCCCGATTGCATTGCGCATAGTTCAGGAACTGCTTGACATCCACCACCGTCATGTCGGTGTTGGTTTGCACCATTTCGTTCGCAGCAGCACGAACAGCGACGAGGTTTCCAGCTGAACCGGATGAACTACTGTCATCAGAATTGCGAGGTACTCCAACCCACGAAACGATTGCAAGGTCTGATGCGGGATACCCGAGCGCAGTCCACGCCGCCTTGTAGGTGTTCCAAACGCTGATATGCGCCGCGGTCCATGTTGAACTTGTATCATTTCCGTTGATACCGCTGTGCATCAAAATCAGAACGCGCCCAGTTCCTCCGGCAGCAATCTGACGCTCGCGCAATTCCTGCAATTGTGTTTGCAGCAGGGTGCTGCCAGTCGCAGAAATCTGCGAGGCAATTTCTGTGCTGGTGTATCCCGCGAAGTATCCGTGAGAATGAACAGCCCACCCCTTGCGCTTGCAATACATCGATTGGGAATGAATTGCGATTGGCCCGACGCTTTGGGAGTTGCCATCTCCAAACGGTGACGCGCGCTGAGATTCACCACTCCTTGGGGTGAACGAATGCTCCGTAACTGCAAACGATGACGCGCCTGTGTTTGTATTTACAACACTTGAACGAGCGATGTTTGTAACGGTCCAAGGTGCTGCCTCAAGTTCGCCTCGCACATTTGGCTGGAACTTCCCAGATCCAGTAGCAAAAGTGCCGAATCGAACTCGGTACCAAATGGTCAAGGCGTTGCTCGTCAGCGGGTGCGAGGAGTTAATCGTCATGCCGTGATAATGATCCTGATATGCGTTTGAGGATGTCGATGAGATGTATGCCCATGCCTGTTTGTACACAGGTGTACTACTGGTGCTCCCATAGCGCACATATGTGAGAGAGCCGCTGACGCTTGGAGTCCAGCCAGCAAACGCAGTAGAGCCGCCGGATGTATTTCCGTTCAGGCAGTTGCCGTTTGCCACCTTTATAGAAATTTCACCGCTCCCAACATTCAAGTTGTAGTTGCTGGTGTAGTCATCCATGATCGGAAGCACAGGCGTTCCGTAGCATGTCCAGCCCTTCAATTTGAGTGCTTCTTGGAAGCCGCTGTTGTAGCCCCACATGCCAGCGGGTGCGAAACCCGTGTTGCTATCTCCGATGATGACGAGATCGAGCGAATCGGTTCCGGATGCCAGGTCTTTGATGAACCGGCACGCTGTTTCTGAACCGTAAACGCCCGGGCCTGTTCTGCGTGACTCGCGTCGCCATGTGATCAGCATCGCTTTGCTCCCTTTTTTGTTGCCTTGCAGCACTCCGGCTTCACGCACGCTTCGGG